TATCTTTAATCTAATTCACTATCTTTGTTTTTTCATAGTTTAATTTTTTTGTTTTAAAGTTAGAAGCCAGTCAGAAATGATTGGCTTTTTTTGTTTTAAAACTTTAACAATGCATTAACATTTTGGAACACTTTTGTGCCATATATTTGTACAAGAGTTAAGGAAGTGATTCAAACGGCAAATTCAAAAACTTAGAAATTATGAAAACATCTTACGGATTTACAATTACAAGAACAACAAACACAGGTCTAATGGAATTCTTGACTGAAAAGGGATTTAGAAGCGAAAGAGCAATTTCAGAAAATAAATTACAAAAATTAACTTTTGACAAAGTAGGCGGTTCTAAATTAGTTACGGAATTAAGAACGGATTGCAGGATCGCGTCTATGAAAAAATCAATAATGCTGAACTACTAACATGACCCCTAACGAGAAAATAAACAACCTTACCACTACACTAGGAATGTCAGGTAAAAGAGCCGCTGAAGTGATTGGAATGCCTTATGGATCATATCGTAAACGAAAATGCAAAACACGTCCAGAAGTTTTTAGCGAAGAAAATTATTTAACATTATTAAAATTTACGAAAGATGCGAACGATAAAATTTAAAGGATTAAGAGTAGATGGTCAAGGGTGGGTTTATGGGCATTATTATGATGACGAGATTCAATCTTTTATTATTTCTGGAATAAATACTTACGAAGTTATCCCTGAATCATTAGGTCAATTCACAGGCAAACTTACAAGCGATGAGATGGAAATTTACGAAGGAGACTTAATAAAAACTTGGATAGGCGTTATTCCTAAAGAGGTAAATTGGAACGAAAAAGAGTGTAGCTGGTACTTTGGAATTAAACCACTAGCAAATTTGCGATTTTTAGACAAAATTATCGGAAACATACACGATAAGTAAAAAGTATTTCTTATATTTGCAGTTGTAATATCTGTGGTGGATTTGTTACAATTTAAGAAATTATTTATTATACCTTAATAGGGAAGCGCCACCACCGCCGAACTATTAAGGTTTTTTTCGTTCAAAAATTAAAAATATGTCAAACAAATTAGGTTACACGTGGTACCCAAAAGATTGGGGAAACTCCGAAAGCGTTTTTGAATTGTCTTTATCAGAAAGAGGTATGTATCGAGAATTAATTGATTTATCAATGCTGAACGATAACAAAACTGAGGTTAAAAAATCTGTATGGTGCAGAAAATTTGGAGTAGAATTAATAGAGCTAGAAAACATATTAGATCATTTAATTCATCTTAATTTAATTGAAATAAAAAAAGAAGTTTTATTTATTCCAAGTTGTGAAAATAGAATTAATTTAAGCAGAGGTGGTAAAAAAAGTAAGCCAACCCCGAAAGCTTTATTAAATTTGAAAAATAGTTTATCGGAACCTATTTCGGAACCTATTTCGGAACAAATAGAAAGTAAATTAAACATAAAAGAAATAGAAATAGAAAATAAAATAAAAGAGTCTTTTAAAAATGATATTTTTTTTAACGACCTTATAGCATCAAGTCAATGGATTGAAACGACTGCTATGCAAAGTACAAATAAATTCAATCCTCAGCAAGTTGAAATTAAGTTAATGGAATTTAAAGTATTTTGCGACTTAGGTTTTGATCAAAAAGACAGTAAAAAAGATTTTAGCCAACATTTTTTGCGATGGTTGAATACAAAAGAAAATGAATTAAAGACAAAAAAGCAAATTCAAGAAAACCCAAATAATGAAGAAATTGTAAGGTATAAGTCAAATGTTAATCCTGATCCAAAAGAAGCCACACGTTTTAAATTTGAAGAAATGAAAAATAGAAATGCATCAGGTGGTTATATTTATACTGAATTAAATAAATCAAAATAATTATGAGTATAGAGATAAATGGATTTGAAGTTGATGTCTTTAATGTTTTTGGGATTAAATCGGGTGCAAAAATTTCGACTTGTCCTATTTGCTCAGAAGGTCGCAAAAAGAAAACCGATAAATGCATGTCTGTTTTTTGGGATACGGGATTAGGTCAGTGCAATCACTGTGGCGAAAGGCTACAACTTCACACCTACAAGAAAAAAGAAAATGCAAAAATTTACGTTAAACCGATACAAAAAATAAAAAGTGATTTAAGCGATGTTGTTGTAAATTGGTTTAAAGATATTCGCGGTATTTCTTTGCAAACTTTAATTGATTTAAAAATAACTCAAAATTTTAAATGGATGCCAAAAGCAAAAGCAAAAATTACAGTTATAGAATTTAATTATTTTTTGTTTGGCGAATTAATAAATATAAAGTCAAGAGGTAAAAACAAAGATTTCACTTTTGAAAAGGAATGCGAATTGGTTATGTACAATATTGACGCTGTTTTAGGGCAAACTGAATGCGTTTTGGTAGAAGGCGAACCAGATGTGCTAAGTTTCCATGAAAGTGGCGTAAAAAACGTTTGTAGCGTGCCAAATGGCTTTACATTAGCTAGACCAGACGGAACAAGTTCTATAAACTTAAATTATTTAGACGACTATATCGGATTGTTTGATAATATGGAAAAGGTTTATTTAGCTTTTGATAATGATGCCGCGGGATTAGAAGGAACCAAAGAATTTATAAGACGATTAGGTGCTGAAAAATGTTATTTAGTTGATTTTAAAGATTGTAAAGACGCAAACGACTATCTTTTAAAGTACGGTTTAATTGCTTTGTCAGAAACAATAAAAAACGCAAAAATAGTTCCGTTGGAAGGAATTTTAACTTTAAATAATATTGAAGTTGATTTGGATGATTTTTGGATTAATGGTGCGCCACGTGGCAAAACTGTAGACTTGCATGACTTTGATTTAAACAGCTCGTTTGTTATGAAACAGCATACTTTGTTTGTTGCCGCACCAAACAGCGGCAAATCCGATTTTGTAGATCATTTAATTACTAGGTTTGCGGTAAAGTATGGTGACAAAGTTGGAATTTGCTCAACTGAAAATAAGCCAATACATTTTCATTATGATAAACTTTTCAGAAAAATATACGGCAATAGACCGACGCAAGTAAATATAAAAAACCAAGATGTTGCAGACTGCAAAGAATTTATAAACTCCCATTTCTTTCACGTAGATCAAGATAGTAGATTTTATTTAGAAGATATTTTAGCAAAGTTTGTAGAATTGGTAAAACGTAAAGGTTGCCGATGGTTTGTCATTGATCCGTTTAACAAAGTTACTTTGAAATCTTTTCCAAAAACAGACATTAACGCCTACACGGCTGAATACCACCAATTGATAGACGCGTTTCAACAAAAGCATGATTGTCACGTTTTTTTGGTTGTACATCCAGTAAAAATGCAACTAAGAGAAGGAAGCACTAAGACTTTTAAAATGCCTACTGCATACGATATTAAAGGCGGTGGCGAACATTTTGATATGAGTTACAATATAATTGGACTTGTAAGAGATCACGAAAGAAACGTAGTAAACATCCGTACATTAAAATGGAAATTTCAACATTTAGGAAGTTCGGGACATGACAGTTATTTAGGCTGGAATATTAATAACGGACGGTACACGAATACTGAAAATTTTATGGATGAGACTTCCACAGATGAAGCAGTGCATGAATGGAGAAATGAAAACTGGTTAATTCCGTTTGCAGGAAGCACGATAAAAAAAGAGCCAAAAGAAACGTTACAAATTCCAAACGCTACTTTGCTAGATGCTTTTGGCGAAACCTACGAAAACGAATCAGATGTTCCATTTTAATCCACAATCAGATTTGTTATTAAAATTATATGAAATTGACTGCAATTTATTTGTGCAAGGACTTATTACTTACTATCAATTTGTAATTTTAGAAAATGACTATTTTAAAAGAAAAAAATTATTTACCGTTAATTTAAATTAAAAATCATGAAAACAGAAAATTTATTTGAAGGTTTTGCCTTCCCAAAAACAAATTTACAAGAAGTTTTATTAACTTTGATTTTAAAAGGCAATGTTACTTTATTTGACTTTCCCGTAATGGCAGGCTATCGAACTAGAGTATCAAATTTAGTTTTAAAATACGGATTAAGTTTAGAAACAATTAGGCAGAAAAAAAAGAATCAATTTGGCAATACTTACACGTATCACATTCACAAATTACCAGCAGATCAAAAAGACAAAGCAATTGAAATTTACAATAAAATCGTGACCAGATGAAAAAAATTAATATTGGTAGCGACTTTTCAGGAGTTGGAGCTTTTAACCAGGCGTTACAAAGATTAAAAATTTATTATAACGAAGTTTTCGCTTGTGATTGGAATAAATACTCACGGCAAACATTTTCTTTAAATTACGGCACTCCAAAATACTTTCCCATTGATGTTTACGAGCGTCAAATCCCAAAAGAAAGCCTTGATGTTTATATGACATCGCCACCATGCCAAGCGTTTAGTTTAGCGGGTAAAAGAAAAGGCGAAGAAGATAAAAGAGGTGTGCTATTCTACAACTCTCACGAATTTATTTCCAAAAACAAACCTCGTTATTTTATCATTGAAAACGTAAAAGGTCTTTTAAGTGATGATTCAGGCAAAACATTCCAGAGGTGGATTGATTTTTTAGGAGGTAAATCTGTAAACGGAAATCCTGTAATATTTCCTGTAGATGAAGCCGTTCCGTATCACGTTTATTACCAAGTTTTAAATTCAAAAAACTACGGAATCCCACAAAACCGTGAACGCGTTTTTATAATTGGAATTCGTGATGATGCGGATAATGACTTTAGTTTTCCTAAACGATTTTACTTGGTTAAAAGACTAAAAGATGTTCTTGAAAGCGAAGTAGATGAAAAGTATTTTTTAAGTGATAAGATGGTAAAAGTTTTAACCCGTCATCAAAATAAAATAGTAGACAATGAAAACCCCGAACAAAGTGGATGTATTCACGCTGGTTATTTTAAAATGGGAGGAAGAGATCAGCAATATGTAAAGGAAAATAATTTTACAATTCAATCCAACACCGCCAAAGGCTACGACACCGCAGAAGAAGAAGAAGATTCGATAAATTTCTCAGTTCCCAATAGTGAAACAAGGCGTGGTAGAATTGGAAAAGGAGTATCGCAAACTTTAGACACGCAATGCAATCAAGGAATTGCTACAAGGCAGTTGAGCAAACAAGAAAATGACATTATAAATCCATTAAAAAATAAAACAGAATTTGGGTGGCACTTTGAGCAAGCTGTTTATGATGAAGAAGGAATAACAAGGTCTTTAAAAGCAAGTGAGGGCAGCGGCAATAAAGCAAAAGTTATTTTAAATCAAAGAATACGTCGATTAACCCCAAGAGAATGCTTCCGCCTAATGGACTTTCCAGAAACTTTTAAATGGGATGTCAGCGATTCACAAGCCTATAAACAAGCAGGTAACTCTATTTGTGTTGGAGTGTTGGCGGCAATAATTTCAAAATTAAAACTATGAAAGCAATTGAAATAATTACAGAAGTAAACAACGGTAATTTTAAAATAAACCGAAACAATATTTAAAGCGATAAAGCAATGAATGAAATAGAAAAACTAAACAGATATGTAAATCAGTATTATAACTGCAATTTATAGGACGGTGCGGAATTATCAATGTTAATTCAAAAAATAACAGGGTTGCTCTATTATTTGGAATCAGTACGGGCGGACGTACACAATCATTATGAAGTTATGGTGTTTGACTTAGTAAAGCAAAAATTTACCGTTTCTCGAGCCGTAAACGAAGCTAATGTATGTTTCCCGCAAATGTATCAACTTAGAAGAGTTATGGATTCGGGTTATAAAATATGTGATGCAATTAGAACAAACATAAGTTTTCTAAAAAGTGAAATGTCTCACAGTAAACAACAAGGTTAATGCATCGAAGATTTTTAAAGGAATGGTTTAACGCGGACTGTACTTTGCACGATAAAAACTTAAAAATATTATAACCATGATACAAGAAAAAATAAATATTCCTTTTTTTAGATGCCCAAATTGTGGCGATGTTATTGGCCAACAAGGCGAGCCAATAGAAACTAAATTAGTCAAAAGGTTACTAGAACATGAAATAAACAATTTAAACTTAATGAATTGTTACTCTTGTTACGTGGACCAACAAGAAGCTAATAGTTTTATAGTAACAGAAGATATGGCAAGGGATGCTGGGGATATGTCTATGGCTGGCCAAATATGGAAATATTAAAACTAAATAAATTATGATAAACATTACAAACGAATGCAATATGGCTTTAATGGCTAGATACCCTGATAATTATTTTGATTTAGCAATAGTTTGTTTTATTAATAATTAATACGTACCTTTACCTTATGGAAAATATAAGCGATTTACAAATAGGAAAAGCTGGAGAGTATTTAGTATGCTCCGAATTAATTATGATGGGATTTATAGCTTACCCAAGTGAACAAGGTTTACCTTATGACGTAGTAATGGACTTTAATGGTAAACTATTAAAGGTGCAAGTTAAAACCACAAGAGGATTAAGGGCTGTTTTACAAAGAAAAAATCCTATTAAAGCATATCAATTTAATATAAAAAGATGTGGTAAAAAAAACAAAAAATTGCATACTTCTCAATCAGTAGATTTATTTGCTTTGGTTGCTTTAGATATTAAACAAATTGGGTTTATGTTAAATAAAGATATAAAGCAAACAATGGCTTTTAGACCTGATTATTTAAAAGGTACTTATAAAGATGAAAATTCAAATAGGATAGTAACTGGCACTTATTTATCTGATTTAACTTTAGAAAAGGTATTATGTCAAATATAATTATAACGAATGAGGATTGTATGAATTTATTGAAACGTACTCCTGATAATTTCTACTACCTTGCAATTTGCGACCCTCCTTATGGCTTAGGTTCTAGCGTTGTTAATAGCGGAGGTCGTTTTAAAAGATATGAAAATAAAAACGGAAATTGGGACAATGAAATTCCAACAAAAGAATATTTTGACGAGCTTTTTAGAGTTTCTAAAAATCAGATTATTTGGGGCGGAAATTACTTCCCTTTGCCTCCAAACAAATGTTTTTTAATTTGGGACAAAGGTCAGCCAGAAAATATATCTTTTGCAATGGCGGAATATGCTTGGACTTCATTTAACGAGGTGGCACAAATTTACAAAGTAAGAACTCAAGGTCAAGAGCAAAGATTTCACCCTACTCAAAAACCCGTTAAACTTTACGAATGGCTGTTAATGAACTACGCAAAAGACGGCGACAAAATACTAGACACTCATTTAGGTTCGGGAAGTATTGCAATAGCATGCCATAATTTAAAATTTGATTTAACAGCCTGCGAACTGGATAAAGATTATTTTGAAGCAAGTCTAAAAAGATTAGAGCAGCACCAATCACAACTAACAATGTTTTAATTATGCCGAGATGTAAACACTGCAAAGAAAAATTCATTGCTAAAAAATTCCTCCAAAAATTTTGCATGGAAAAAGACGAATGCATAAAAGTATTTTTATCTGAAATTAAAGCGACAAAATGGAAAGAAGATAAAGCAGTTTTAAAGGAAAAACTAAAAACTTTGGGGCAATATGAAGCCGAAGCAAAGATTGCGTTTCAGAGGTGGATTAGATTGCGTGACGTTGGCAAAAACTGCATAAGTTGCGGAAAAATTACTAATGAAATGGATGCGGGGCATTTTAAAAAGGCAGAAATTTACTCAGGCGTTATTTTTAATGAAAATAATTGTAACAGTCAATGTCGAAAGTGCAATCGATTTCAAAACGGAAACGAATTAAATTATAGACTAGGTTTAATTGAGCGGTACGGATTAGATTTTGCAAACGATATTGAGCAACTTGCAAATAATACTAGACAGTTTAAATTTACCAAAGATCAACTAATTGCAAAAAAAATGCAGTACGATTTAAAATACAAAAAAGATAGCAAAAAATGAAACCTAAAAAACCAACTATTATGGAATTAGAAAAAGAAAAGCAATCAGCAACTCCCGAGCGCAGAAAAGAAATACAAACTTATTTGGATTGGATTTATTGGGGCATAAAAATTTAACAAACTTTAACAATTACAAAGTATTGAAAATGTAAATACATATTGTATATTTGTACAAGCAATAACGCTAAAACAAAAATATAGGAATTATGACTACTACATTTAAAATTATTAGAAAAGTTTACGGACAAGAAATGAATAATGCAAACTTAAAAACTTACAATACTAAAGAAGATGCTACAAATGCAGGAAACTCGTGGGTTAATGATTGTACAGTTTATGCAGAAATAAGAAAAGGACGTTGGTTTGTAATTCAGCAAGCATAATGAAACAATTAACAGAAAAACATTTAGCCACATTCCGACTTTCGAAAGATTGTCGGGATAAGCTTAAGCAATTAGCAGAAGATCAAAACATATCACAAGCAGCGATCATTCAAAATTTAATTAAAAATGAAAATATCAGAATTACCACCAATGCAGAAGCGTAAAGCATTAGAGTATCAAAAGAATGCAAATGAATGCTGGGATAAAAAAACAGATAATTTAAGCCATGCATTTAATTGGGAAAATACACAAGAAGACTTTGATTATTGGGAAAAATTAGATGAAAAGACAAATGAAATTTCTCAAATAAAAGCAGAAGAAAAACGGCACGAAAAGTTAGCTGCAATTTGTATAGTTTTAATCGTTATCTTTGCAATATCAGGATATTTAATTTTTTTAAACTAAAATAATAATGAAAAAACTAATATTAATTTGTGCAATTGCATTAGTTAGTTGTACAACAGAAGATTCAAAGACCGAATGCGACTGCACTGGTATATTTAGATTAGATGGTCAAACCGATTATAATGTATTTTACGTTCCTGTTAAAATCGACTGCAATACAAACGCAATTATATCAGAAATTCCTGAAAATTATCAGTTTTGGGGTTGTAAATAAAAAACTATGACTGAATATGCCATTAAAAAAGAGATACAACAAACAGAAATGTATAAAGGTTATCCAATATTCAAGCAAAGATTAACATTGTCGCAAATCAACTTAAAACGCTTATTTAACCTATACGGTCAAGCAGAAAGAAACGGGATTGAATATTTAAAACAAAATCCAAATCTTTCAGCAAGTGATGTGAATTTAATCAAAGAACTTTTACAAAAAAAATAATGGCAGCACCAATAAAAAATAAAAATGCGGAAACTTGGGATTTTAAAGAAAGCGAGCGATTTTTAAATGAATCACTTATTTTAGCACAACAAAAAGAACACGATTTTATTGGGGAGGTTGCTAGGGATATGAATCAATATAGACAACTTTATCCTTACTTAACTGATAAATTCCCATCACTAAAAAAAATACACGAACGAATAATTCAAGAATGCGAATCCAATTGTTTTAGTCACGGTAAAAAGGGCGAAATAGTTCCAAGCCTAGCTATAATGAACTTAAAATCAAATCACGGTTGGACTGATAGAGTTGACCAAACTACGCAAGGCAAAGCAACTAACAGCACGCCACCAACAATTATATTTTTGGAAGACCCGCAAAACGATGATTAAATTCTCGAAAAAATACCAAGTACTTTTCCAATTATTAAACGACAAACACCCAAACGTTGATACAGTAATATTAACGGGCGGGCGTTCGTCTGCAAAGTCGTTTGCTATTGCGTTACTTTCGTTGATGGGATTGGTAGAAAAGGGTTGGAATGTACTTTATACTAGATTTACTAATGCATCGGTTGTAGATTCAATTAAGCCAGAAGTAGACGACAAAATTGAACTTTTGCAATACGAAAACAAAGTCGTTTCAACAAATACACATATTGAACACGGCACGAATAGGATAGCTTTTAAAGGAATAAAAACAGGATCAAAGGCACAAACGGCAAACTTAAAATCTTTGTCGGGATTTAATATATTTGTAGTAGATGAAGCAGAAGAGCTGCCAGATTATGAAACATACGAAAAAGTATTTTTATCTATTAGAAGTAAATTAAAAAGAAATTTAACGTTTCTATTATTAAATCCGGCCAGTGTGCATCATTGGATATTTAGGCACTTTTATTCAGGAAAAAACATTGAAGCGGGATTTAATGGAATTAAAGACAATGTTTGCTATATACATACTTCTTATTTAGATGTGCCAAAAGAATATATTGCAAATAATATAAAAGTATATTATCAACAACTTTTATTAACCAATGAAAAAAGATACAATCAAATTGTTTTAGGTGGTTGGACAGAAGCGGTTGAAGGGCGCGTGTTTAATAATTGGTACAGAAACACCTATTCAGATTATTTAAAAATTCCATCAATACCCGTTTACGGAATTGACTGGGGTAAAAATCATAAAATGGGAATATTGGAAAGTAAATATGACCGCTACACAAATACAATGTATTCGCACGAATTAAATTATTTAAGTGAAAACGAATTACTTGCATCATTAGACCCGATGGAAACAATGTTAATGAATCAAATGGGTGGAATTATTATTTATATTTGTACAAAATTGGGCATTCCAAAAGATGCTTATGTGGTTTGTGATTCAGCACGACCAGATAATATTTCATTGCTAAAGTCTTACGGCTGGGATTATGCTTATGGTGTTGACAAACCACCGGGTTCGGTTATGGCTGGAATTACACTATTGCAAAATACAAACGTTTTTTATACAGAAGAATCAAAAGGAATTGATTTGGAATTTAGAAGTTACGCGTATGCTAATGATCGTTTGGGAGTTGTTGACGATGAAGTTGTAAAAGCATTTGATGACTTAATTGATCCTAAAAGATATTTAAGGCGACATTTCGAAAAAAATTAATATATTTGCATTATAAAACTTTCTTAAATGGCTTTTAATTTTAGCTTTGGCTTTGGAAACAGACAGAAACGCACCTTTGACGTTGACAAAGACGGCAACGTATTTTACAGCTTATTCAATGGTTTTGGCGGATTAGCCAATAGAATTTCAGACCGCGAAAAACTAAAAAAAGTTTGTGAGAATCCAGCATTGTTAAAAGTTATTTCTTTAGATTGTGATATTTTTTCACTTGGAAAAGTAAATAAATTTCAAGAAGGAAAATTAATTGAGGAAGACTTTTTATATTCTTTGGTAAAAAAGCCAAATTTAATGCAGTCTTGGACTTCTTTTTTTTGGGATTATAAGTGGTGGTTAAATGTTTGCGGAACGTCTGTATTGTACAATCCCAACAACTCACAGAATATTGGCAATACTTCGTTACAATTCTTAAATCCAGCAAATATAACGTACAATGATACTTTAATTCGTAAGTTGCAAAAGTTTATATTTTCAAATTTATCTTACAATGAAGTTTTAGAGGGTTCAATTAGCTACAAGTTTGACAATGGCGAATCAAAAGATATTTTACTAAAAGAACTTGAATTTTTCCATGATTTGACCAATGCAGGACAATCAAACCCACTAAAAGGAATTTCACGAATTGATGCTTTATACAAAGTTATTAACAATTCGGAACTCGCTTTGGATGCAAAAGGAATTAACCTATTTTTAGCGGGTAAGTTCATGGTAGCAGGTAAGGCCGACCCGTCCAAAACAGACTTTTCAAACATCCCGATGAGTGAAGAGGAAAAGCAAAGTATTGAACAAAAAGTGCTTTCTAATAAGTCAATTCACGCGGTTAAGTCAATGATCGACATTAAGCGATTTGTTGAAAATATGGGTTCTTTAAAGTTAGATGAAAGCTTTGTT